GATAAATTAGAATATATAATAAACATTGTTACATTTAGTAAAGGAAAAAAAATTGCACAATGGATTGCTCACAAACTAGGATATGAAGATTGTGGTTGTGAGGATCGTAAAAACTATTTAAATGGAATCACAAGAGATGGAACAAAGACTTAATAAAAAAGAGTTTGACCAATGGACTAAATTTAAGTCTATAAAGAATAGTCAAATTAATAAACAAGAGCAAGAGCTGATAGCATCTTTACATTCTAAATATTATTTTCATACTTTCTATTTGCCTTGTTCTTGTACACCAAGACAATGGAATCAATGGATCAAAGATATTAACACACTTTATGATGATGGGTATAGAAACGATTAATAAGTTTGAACAGATAGTTGTAACATTCTTAAATGAGTTTGAGGATTGGAACTTAAAATGGTGTGGAGGATCATTTGAACACTACGATGCTTCAGGTACAACACCTAAAGGACATAAATGTGTAATGGAGATGAAATTTAGAAACAAATACTATAAAGAAAAACTATTAGAAAAATATAAGTATGATAAACTAATGGAAATGGAAAGCGAGGTTGTCAAACTATATTTTGTGTCAGATCCTAAAGGAACATATTTATATTGGATAAACTATTTAGAAATGCCAGAAATAAAAGAGTTGTATTGTCCTGACACTACATTATGGACAAAGAAAAGAAAACTTAAAAAGGTGTATTTACTTACTGAAGATATGGCATCAATAGTACATAAAGAATAGTTATTATGAATTGTTAATTATTATTTGTATATTGCAAGTATGATAAAAGTAAACAATTTAAAAGTCAATGATACTTTCCAATGTTATCACAACGATAGAATCCATAAAGGCAAGGTTGTAATGAAAAATAAAGGTTATACATTTTGTGAACTTAATGATCCTTTTAACTGGAGATTTGGAAAGACATTGTTAAAATTAAAAGATTAGGTTTGTTCGCATGGCGAACATAACCGATAATTAAAAAAAAACAAAATGAAACACCACGCATTTGAAAATCAAATATTTGATTATTACAGAAGAAATGAAAAAAAGACACAAAAAGCAATCAAGTTTTTGCAAGAACAAGGATATACAGTATACAAAAAAAAACAAATACCTAACATACCTAAATGATAATTATTTTTTAGAGATTGGTTATGATAATATCGAAAGCTCAATCAATAACAAAACAAATGAAAAACAAAAAACAATACCGAAGCAATCAGGGTAGAAGTCCAAAACAAGAAGAACAAACATATCAAACTTTGAGACTTGCATTTATATTATTTACAATATGCGTTTGTGGATATTTATTTGTAAAAATATGGATGTAAAAGCGAAACAAAAATATGAAGTAGCATTTAATTATATTGGTAATGCTATGTCGCTTGCATTTGAGAAAGCAGATAAAAATCGCAAGAAACAAATAGCACTATATATAAAGTGTATTAATGATATGTATATATACACAAATAAAGTAGAAACAGAATTAATATTAAAACAAGAAAACAATGATACAACTTTTGGACGGAAGAAATTACAGCAGAAAAGAATTGCTGAAAAAAATGGTAGATGATACTTTTTACTATGGAGAGTTAAATAGATTAGCACTTAGTAGTTCATCACTAAAACTTTTATTGTCAAGTCCAAAGACTTATAAGTATGTTACTAAATATGGTAGTCCTGAATCACAACCATTAAGAGATGGAAGATTGGTACATCAAGCAATATTAGAACCAGACAAATTTGGTGAGCAAATATTTGTAAATGTATCTTCTAAAAACACAAAGACATATAAAGAAGCGAGAGAGAAATATGGCGAGGTTTATACAAGGGTAGAGAAACAAAATGCAGAGAAGATCGCAGATGCTTTTTTTAAGAACGAACACGCATTAAAACAAATAACGGATTGTGAATTTGAGATACCTGCAATAGGTACAGTACAAGGTTATCCATTCAGGGGTAAAGCAGATGTATTAAGAAAGGATGGTATAGTAGATATAAAAACTACAACAGACATTAAAGGTTTTCCATATTCGGCTAAAAAATATTCTTACGATGTACAATGCTATGTTTATTGTCAATTATTCAATGTTACATATTTAGATTTTAAGTTTGTAGTTATAGACAAAGGATCATTAGACATTGGCATATGGAATTGTAGCGAGGAGTTTTATTTGGAAGGGGAACGAAAAACAAAAGAAGCATTAGAGATATTTGAAAAGTTCTTCATAGAAGGACAAGATATAGATAATTATATAATAGAGGGAATATTATGAAAATATGTAGTAGATGCCATATTGAAAAAACTTTAGATGAATACTCTGAAGGTTATGGATTTTGTAAAGCTTGTAAAAGAAAAGAATATCATAACAATCCCAAATATAAATTAGCACAAAACCTAAATAGAAAAATTAAATATGCTGAAGATGAAGTTTACAGAGAATTAATAAAATGCAGGTCATTACTTAAAGAAGCTTGGAATTATCCACATAGAAAAAATTTAACATTTCTAAAATTAGTGTGTATGGATAGTATGCAACAATTTGTAAAATATATTCAGATTAAATTCAAAAAAGGTATGAATATGAATAATTATGGTAAACAAAAAGACAACTGGCAGTTTGACCATATTATACCTTTATCATCTGCAAAGACAGTAGAAGAAGTAAAAAAATTAATGCACTATACCAATACACAACCTTTGTGGAGAGATGAAAATAATCAGAAAAGAAATAAAATATGAATAAAGCAATTAAGATAGCAAAAAGAATAAACAAGATTACAAAACTAAATGTGTTTGAAAACACAAGAAGGATAGAGGTGGTAGAGGTGCGATCATTACTTGTCTTTATATTATACAGATACGAAAAGATGAAACTCCACAACATAGCAAGTTTCTTAGAAGAGAATGGTAAATCATCAGATCACTCATCGGTATTACACGCTTTTAGAATGTTTGAGGTGTATTTAAAAGGAAATAAAAAACTAGGTAAGTTGCTTACAAAATTAACAAAAAACACAAAAGATGTAAACAACCAAGCTAAAAGAGAATTTGTAAAACTAAAAGTAAACTATTTAAATAATGAAAACATTGAAGCTATGGTACAGCTTGTAGATACGATGGAACAAGAAGAACTAGATGAGTTATAGACCTTTACCAAAACAAGTAACAATAAAAAAATCTTTAGTAGATGGGTTAGGTCTTTTTGCCACACAAAACATACAGGCAAATACTATTTTAGGAATAACACATATTTCAAATAAAGATTATGAAAATGGTTTTTTAAGAACACCACTAGGAGGGTTTATTAATCATAGTACAAATCCAAACTGTAAACTAATTAGTTGTGGTGATAGTAGAGAAATAGAGTGTGGGATATTAAAACTACAAACAATATTAGATATAAAATCAGGAGAAGAAATATTGCTAACTTACAAAATGTATGAAGTATAGTAAAAAAAACAAACAGTATGAACAATATAGATTTATTTGGAAAACCAATAATTAACAATCCATTATTAAGGAATAAGTTTATAGAGCCACCATTTAGTGTTTTAGATACTAAAAGTGGCAACTGGTTAAAAAGGAAAAAACAATGGCAAAAATTAGGAATAAAAAGCGAGATAGGAAGGAATAAAAAACTTACTTTTACTGGTGCTGACTTCAATCCTGTTTCTGGTAATAACAAAAGATTTAATAATTTATCTTCTTCTATATTTGACCCTGCTTTATGTGAACTTATTTATCATTGGTTTTGTAAAGAAAACGGAGATATTTTAGACCCCTTTGCAGGAGGTAGTGTAAGGGGTATAGTAGCTAATTATATGAATTATAATTATACAGGTATAGAATTAAGACCAGAACAAGTAGAAAGCAATAGAGAACAATCTTTAAACATATTAGAAGTAAATAATCAACCTCAATGGTATGTAGGAGATAGTAATAAAATATTAAATAATTTTAATAAAGAATTTGATTTTATATTTAGTTGTCCTCCTTATGCTAATTTAGAAGTTTATAGTGAATTAGAAGGAGATATATCAAATATGAATTATAATGATTTTTTAATTAATTATGAAAGTATAATTAGTAAAAGTTGTAAACTATTAAAGAAAGATGGATATGCTTGTTTTGTTGTAGGAGAAGTAAGAGATAAAAATGGAAACTATATTGGCTTTGTTCCAGACACAATAAAAGCATTTCAAAAATGTGGAATGAAATTTTATAATGATTGTATTTTATTACAACAATTAGGAACAGCATCGTTAAGGGCAAATAATAATATGAAATATAAAAAACTTGTAAAAGTTCATCAAAATGTTTTAATTTTTAAAAATTGATTTATTTTACGATATATAGATATACAAAAGATTGATTAATCAATGTTTTTTCAATTATGGATAAAAGAATAAATAATGGTGGTAAAAGAGTAGGTGCAGGTAGAAAACCTAAACAAGATGAAAAAGACCTTATAGAAAAACTTGATTTAATAATAAACAATGAACAAGTTATAGAGAAACTAAAAGTGTTAATTGATAAAGGAGATATAAGAGCTTTGAATTTATATATGGGTTATAGGTACGGAAAACCAAAAGAAACTAAAGATATACATATAAACGAAGATCAACCTTTATTTATTGATTGATGTTCTCACAAACACAAGCTGTAAAAAGATTACGAAAACTTAATAAAAGAATTAAGATCATTAGGGGTGGTAGTAGTGCAGGTAAGACCATTGCAATATTAATGATCCTTATTGACTATGCAATCAAAAACCCATACAAAGAAATAAGTATAGTAGCAGAAAGTATCCCACACTTGCGTAGAGGTGCTTTAAAGGACTTTTTAAATCTACTTAAACTAACCAATAGGTACGATGAAAGAAAGTTTAATAGAAGTACTTTAAAATACGAATTTAGTAATGGTAGTTATATAGAGTTCTTTAGTACAGATCAACCAGATAAACTAAGAGGTGCAAGAAGAACAGATTTGTTTATAAACGAGTGCAACAATATAGACTTTGAAAGCTACCAACAATTAGCAATAAGAACATCAGAAAACATATGGCTTGATTATAATCCTACAAATATATTTTGGGTAGATAAAGAATTAATAGGTCAAGAGGATACAGACTTTATTACACTTACTTACAAAGACAACGAGAGCTTATCAAGTACGATTGTAAAAGAAATAGAGAAAGCAAAAGTAAAAGCAAAGACATCTACATATTGGTCAAACTGGTGGAAGGTATACGGATTAGGAGAGATAGGTAGTTTAGAAGGTGCTTGTATTCCTGATTGGAAGTCTATTGATAATATACCAGAAGATGCTAGATTGCTTTGTGGTGGCTTGGATTTTGGATATTCCGTAGATAATTCTACTTACATTAGATTATACAAATGGAATAACGCATATATATTTGATGAATTACTTTGTAGAAAGGGTATGCTCAATAGAGACATCAGTAGATTTTTAACAGACAAAAGAGTATTAGAACCAGTTTTTGCCGATTCAGCCGAACCAAAGAGTATTCACGAGATACGAAGTTATGGTCATAAAATATTTCCTGTAACAAAAGGTAGAGATTCGGTTATATATGGAATCAATCTTATAAACCAAAACGAAATATACATAACATCAACATCCAAGAATCTTATAAGAGAATTACAAGGATATGTATGGGATAAAGACAAAGAGGGAAACAATATTCAAAAACCAACAGGCATACACCCTGATTGTATAGATGCAGCTCGATATGCTTTAATGATGCAATTAGAAAACCCCAACAGGGGTAGATATGCAATTAGATAAAAAAAGTTATTAAATTTTGTTAATTAAAAAAAAAGTATTATATTTGAGTATAATTAAAAACAAAACAATGAAAGCAAACGAAATAAACAAAAATTTAATAGGTAAAAAAGTTAAATGTGTAAATACAGGAGAAGAAGTATATGGTGTAATAACAGATATTTTTGAAGATGAAGAATATATAGGTGTCAAAATAAAACACGAACCTGTACAATGGGGATCAGATGTATATACTACATTATCTTCAACAGCTAGAAAACCATCACCTTTTTTTCCACAAGGATCAGAGGGTAATTTAAAATACACTAAATTAATTTAAAACAAAATAATGAAAAAATTATATTTACATCCAGTAACAAAAAAATTTGTAAGTAAAGAAAAATATTTTAACTTTATAACAAGCAAGGTTTTTCCAAAGAAACCTTTTAGTGAGAAAATCAAGTAAGGTTTTCAAAGTTTTTTGATTAGTTGTGTAGGAGGGTTTAATCGCCCTCCTTTTTTTTTGTCTAAAATTGAGATTTAATTTCGATATATATATATGA